AGATAAGTATAAGCACGAAGAAGCCTATACTTATCATCCTCACAACATGAACAAGGTACCACAAAGAGTAGGTGAGAACGTAGACTTCATAGTGTGGGGATGATATGGACCCGTTAACAATTTTTGCTGGCGTCAAGGCAGGGATAGCTGCTGGCAAAGAGATAACCTCACTTGCTAAAGACTTGGGTGCTCTCTTCGATGCTATAGATGGTGCCAAGAAGGACCACGACAAGAAGAAGAACAGCCTCTTCTCGTCAGCTAATGAAGAAGCCTTAGACACTTTCGTCAAACGCAAGCAAGCCGACGATATAGAGAATCAACTCAGAGAAATAGTCATAGCCACTAGAGGATTCTCAGCTTGGCAAGAGTTGATAGAACTACGTAAAGAGATCAGGGTTAGACGAAAGAAAGAACAAGAAGAAAGAGAGAAGAGAAGAGAGAAACTCTGGGAGAATATACTCCTCTTTGGTCTGGTAACTCTCCTTGTTGTCTTCACAGGTGGTCTAGCCTTGATTGTTCTTCTGGCTTACTTAGGTAAAATATAATGGCTCATACTGTATTAGATGACTGGAAGGTGCTGCCTCGTCTGATGATGCTTGTATTCACTGTCATGAGTTGGAGGGTTGTTGAATGGTTCATGCTTTTGCCTGAGCCCACAACACAGCAGACTTCACTGGTGTCAGTGTGCATGGGTGCAGCCACGGGAGCTTTCGGTATCTGGATGTCAAAAGAGGTAAAGTAAATGGCAAGTAGTCCTAAGCCAAACAACCCTAGCCTATGGTCTAGAGCCAAAGCAGAGGCTAAGAAGAAGTTCAAGGTCTACCCCTCAGCTTATGCAAACGCTTGGGCTTCCAAGTGGTATAAGTCCAAGGGTGGCACATGGTCAGGTAAAGACAACAGAGTAAGGAAGAAGTAATGCCCTATTCAAAGTACTCCCCTAAGCAGAAACGTCTAGCTGCTGTAGCTCCCCCTAGAAAGAAGATCACTGCTGCTGACCTAAAGAAAGTTAGAGGTAAGAAGAAGTAATGGCTAAGGGTGGCTTAGGTAAGTGGTTCGCTGAAGAGTGGATCGACGTTAAGACAGGTAAACCTTGTGGACGTAAGAGTGCCAAGGGAGGCAAACGTCCTTACCCTGCGTGTAGACCTAAGGCAGTAGCTGGTAAGATAACAAAAAAAGAGGCCAGCAAAAAGACTGGCCCCAAGAGAGTGAAGTGGTCAACGACAGCTTCAGGGAAGAAACGAACTTAGGTTTTATTTTTTCTAGGGTTTACCTTAACAGGAACACATTGGACATCTGTTATGTAAGCACCAGCAGGGGGTGGCATGACAGCTACCATTAAGGCAGCATCCTTTATGCACTCCTCTTCAGTAGAAACTAAACGTCTCTGGAAGATAATTCCACACCCTTGATTAAGTAATGGGTCACCTTCTATTAACCCACAGGCAACTGCCAGTGCTACAAACATAGTCTCCATATCATTTAGCCTCCATCTCTTCTACTAATCTGTTAAGATACCATTGTGCTTTCTTCAAGTCCTCTAAAGGTTTTCCTTTGTATCTGTATCGGTGAAGGTATTTCTTAGTGTTACCCTCTAGGTATCCCATGAACATCATAAAGTCCATGTTGTCTTTCATGTACTCTATACACTCAATAGACCCATCTCCATAGTGAGGTGGGTTATTTATTATGTCAGACATTAATTAACTCCGCTTCTGTATAGGGTATATGAAAGAACTTCTCACCTGCATGGATGTATCTACCCTTAGCTTCTCTCAAACCCTCTTCAGTTAACTGTGTGTCCTTGATTCTCCATGCTTGCTTCAGGTCTTTACTGAAGACATAGAAGTTTAAGACACCCTTCTCGTCTTGGTATTTAGCTAGAAGTCTTTTCTTTCTCTCTGGAATCCTGATCTCCTTCCAAGTGGTAGGCCAGCTATCAGTCCATGCTGTCTTTACCTCAGCCTCGCTGTAGTATGTATATCCATCCTTCTGTGATACTACGTCTACGAAGTAGTCTTCATCTGAGGAGATAATGGTGTGGCCCCTCTCAGAGAGAAGGGTCACCAGTTTATCCTTAGCTGTCTGATCGTATAGATCATAAGCTTCTTTACTAAACTTTCTTTTAGTCGGCATTCACAACTTCCTGTAAGTTTTCCCATGTTGCTTCACCAACAGGTATGACTACGTCTTCCATCACACCAATTGACAATAAAGCTACGACAAACATTTCTACTAGACCCATGATATTCTCCTTTATGTTAAGTCTACGATTTCACACACATCACCAGAGCAAGCCATCGTTTGCATAGCTACAGTGTTGTCTTCCTTCTCATACTCAGACAGCTTACTCCAATCAATCTTGTCTGGCATGAGAGATAATAGCATATTATAGTCACTCTTGCCAATCTCTTGATAAGGTGCTTGCTGATAAGTATGTTCATTGTATGGCAAAAATGACACACCTGACATCTCATCGAAGTGTTTATGCACGAAGGCTCCTACCTCGAACCACTCATCAGGTCTGACATTGATAGTGACAGATGGTTTGTGTTCACACCAGTGTCTCTGATAGGTTAGCCAAGTCTCTAGTTGTTCTATCGCTGTCAGGTCAGAGGTAACAACTGCACCATCTGGTGACTTGATAGGGAACGAGAAGACAGTAGTGTTAGTTGGCTTCATTACATCTGGTTCGTTAGGGATACCCATGTCCTTCATGAAGGTGGTAAGGGGGTCTTTGTTATCGGCTCTAACGGTTCTAATGTAATAATGCGAATACCGTGCGTGTATTCCTGAGGCGCTGTCAACGAGTTGCGAGACTGTTCCTGAGGGTTTAACACACGTAATAGCAACGCTAGGGTTAACACCAAGCTTACTGCTGACGTCAATATTAGTATCCACTGCAACCTGTCTAAGGTGCTCAAGAGTTTTTGGTAGACCATGATTCTTACTCGTTAATAAAGGGTTGTCCATTATGCCTGTGAGTGACACACCAAGCAAACGCTCTTCTTCTGTATTTCGCTGCCACACCTTTCGCAGATATGGGAAGTGGGTGTAGACAGATTGAATTGTTCCCAGAACTGTTGCAATACGTACCTTTCGCTCAAGATCGTCGATAGTGTCCGTAGCCCTGACCACAACTTCAGTGAGATTACAGAACTGATATGGACGTAGGATAATCTCTGAGCAAGGATTAGTTCCGAAGTCATAGTCAGGATCACGTCTGCCATACTTCTCAGCTTGTTTCTTAGACGCTTCACGATTGAATACTCCTCGTTCTCCACTGCCTGATTCTACTAAGGCCATCCATTCTCTCATGAATGAGACAGCATCTGGTTTGTCTGTGTAGCTCACACTGTTGTTAGCCAAGGCTCTCTGTGGGTTGTTCTCCCACCAAGCACCTGACTTAGCGTGACGCATACGGTCATCTGATAGGTTAGACAAAGAGATCATTGCTGATCTGCGTACACCACCTACAACTACGATCTCACCTACCTTACACATGATGTCATGACACTCAATGCTAGACAGCTTGCGTCCTTGAGCATCCTTAAATGTCTTGATAGTAAAGTTGAAGAGATCAACGAGAGGTGCAGGGCCACTGGCTCTACCGCCGAATGTCTTTAGTCTAGCACCAGCAGGTCTGACTTTAGATATATCCCACTGAGGGATTTCACCAGCCCAGAGGAGAGCCAACAATTGTCTGAACGCCTTAGCCCATCCCTCCTTGCTGTCCTTCACAACGATAGTGGTATCGCTTTGGAAGAGAGTAGGGATTTCAGGGAGCTTACTGACGTACTGCCTCTCGACACTAAAGCCAACACCAGTACCACAGAGAAGGATGAACATAGCCTCATCGAAGGACTTAGGGTCATCTACGGGTAGGTAGCTACAGTTGTACATACAGGTGTTGTCTCTCTTAGAGGCTGGACCTGCTGTCATCATTGACCGCATAGATGGCATGACCTCTAGGCTTAGGATAGCATCTCGTATTGACTTTGTGTATGTGTCCTCACCTAACTTAGGGTAGACAATGTTCTCCATGTATCGTTCTACTGTGTCTTCCCATGACTCACGTCCCTTGCCATCGAAGTACTTTGCGTACCTTGATTTGTGTATGAACTCTTGGTAATCTGTTGGTAAATAGTTGTTCATCTTTTATCCCCTGAACCTCCTAGTGTGCCTCGTTTCTGTCTGTCTTCTAGTTTCTTCAAGTTATCATATGCTATGTCTGACAGATTGAAACCTAAGTCTTTAGCTAAAATAGCTAGATACCACAAGACATCACCTAGTTCTTTAGCTATGTCATCACGATCAAACTTATTGTCTCTTAGTATCTTCTTTACTTTGTTAGCTACCTCACCTGCCTCACCTACCATACCTAAAGCAGGGTATAAGATAGCACAACTAGCTGGATAGATAGCTGTACTCCTAGCTTTCCTTTGGTATTCATTGAGTGTCATCTCATGACTATTATAGTATTGAAAGGCTTCTATGTCTGTCTCGTTTATCATTCTTCCAGTCTTCTCCACTCTTCT